TGGGATGCCAAACCTCACCGAAGGCCACCCTGGCGCACGTCAATGCGCGGCATGCCCCACCGCCAGTCCGTATTCTGTTCTCCAGTCACTCGCATGCTGATCTGCCGACCCGTGAACCTAAGGTCGGCCGGGTTTGCCATCGCATACGGTCCGTAGGTCCGCTCGGTGTCGTTCGGGTAGAACCTCGCGCGGAAGGTTGTCGTGACCTGGCCTTGCGTCTTCTCGTCCGGAATCAGCATCAGCGCGCTCATGACGTTGTCGCCCGTCGCGATCTGCACCGGCCCGCTTTCGGCGAATGCCTCGGCCCCGTCCGTTTGGTTGCCGATTTCGTGGTTCACTGCCACGCCGGCCGGCGTCATCCAGATCGGCGTCGAGAATATGCCAACGTCCACGCCGCTGGTGCGGGCCAAGCTGCCCGTGCTCCAATGACCTTCCTTGTAGTTGTAAGTCACATATCGATCGTTTTCCAAGCTGCCGCCTGACGGGTAAAACCACCAGATTTCGTTGTATCTGGCGTTGGCCACGGCGGCGACCTTGGAGATTTGCGTGCGGTTGATGTCCTCGAAGACGTAGTCCGCCACTTCGCACGGCACCTCACTCACGGCGCCGCCGGAGTAGACGTGGAAATCGCCCGGCCCCATCCAGAAGACGCCGGCATCCACCGAGGCCGCGCACAGGCGGGAGACGGCACCGCAAGAGGATCCGACCCGCTCAAACCCGTAGACGAACGGGGGCCCTTGGTAACTCGCAGTATGCGCGTCTTGGTCGGTCAAGATCAGGGCCTGCCCGCGTGTGCGGATGCCGAGCATGATTTGCCCCGCCGTCTGCAACTCGATGTCGCCCGCCTCGTTCGTGACCAGCGGGGTCCACGTCGTGTTGTCCTCCCGATCGGACCACTGCACGCGGCGGAAGTTGCCACCCGGCCCGAAGGCAAACAGGAACCGTTCCTCCGTCACCATCAGGCCATCGCAGCCCGTGGGCGCGTTGGTGATGGCGACCGCGTCGTTCGCCGTGTTCAGTTGCCACTCCAGCAGGCGGCCGTCGTAGGGGTTGCAGGCGACGAGGTACTCGCCCCAGGTGTCCAGCGACCACGTCGAGACGGGGCTGTAGGTACCCGTGTCGGGCCGCGCAATGCCGTATGCGCCCGTACCGTAGAACCCACCACCGTAGCCAAGGTTGACCGCCGCGTCTTTAGTGCCGCCGACAAACGAACCTGGCGTGATGTTGGTGATGGTGTTGCTGGCGGATCCGACAAACAGCCCCAAGTGGCTGCCCGCGGCAAACCACCGATCGCCGTCAAGATCGCGCCAGGCGAGTGCGCCACGCAGCGGCTGATCGGTCACCGTGACGCGCGTCAGCCACCCGCCGACAGGCTGCATGGTGCCGTCCGTCCAGCGCACGAGAGATGCGTCACGCCACCGTCCCGCGCTCTGCAGGTCGGTCCCGTTGCGGTAGACGCCGGGCGGGAGTTGCAACGGTACTAGGGGCATGTTTCGACCAGACTGTTGTGGGTGACGATGCTGCGCAGGAGCGGTTCATCATTTACTGAAAGCCAGTCTACCACATCATCGCGCCCAAAGTATATTGGGTCGGCAATGTCGCAGAAGTCACCCCTTGGGCTTGCGCACCCAGAGGCGAGCCCGAGCACGCAAAGTATCAGAAGGAAGGGCCTCGACCTCATCTTTGACCTCCTCGGCCTTGCGCACGGCCTCAAGCTTTTCCTTGGCGTTGCTGCCAGATTTCCGGCCGGTGGCCACGGCGAACAGGACGACCACCACGATCAGGATAACCGTGATGGCCAGCAATTCGCTCACGCCTTCTTCTTCGAATAGATCGACCAAACGGCCACCACGAGCGTCGTCACGGCCCCGCCGAGGGTCAGCATGGTTTCGGAGTCCACAAGCCCCTGGCCGACGAAGTAGCCACCAGCAGCGGCCACCAGCGCGCGGACAATGCCGCCTACTTGATCGTGTGTCATTTCGTCCATCCTTTCAAGAATGATGCCAGGCGCGTTGCGCGCGGCTGGGTAGTTGATTGCTCTCCATACCACGTCGGCACGTTGAACCCTGGGCAGGCTTTGGCGGCATACTGGTTATGCCCGCTGACCTTGGTGATGCTGGGATAGTTCGTCCGCAGGTGGGCAATCAAATCACGCAGAGCCTTGTCCTGCTCTGGCGTGTAGTTTTCCGCGAAAGCATCTGTCGCCGCGGAGCCATGCCCGCCGAACAGGCTGATGCCGATCGTGCCGGTGTTGTGGCCTTGCGTGTGCGCCCCGACATCCTGCAGCGGCCTGCCGGCCACCACCTTGCCGTCACGGTCGATCAGGAAGTGATACCCGATGTCGGACCAACCGCGGTCCTGAACGTGCCACCGCTTGACCTCTGCCACCTTCTGCGCGGTGGTGCGGGTTTCCCACCAGTCGGGCCTAGTGGCCGTGCAGTGGACAATGATCTCGTTCAGCGGTCTCACGGTTGCTCTCCGAAGACCTTGACGACGTAGGCAATGCCCCCGCCGATGACGACCCAAAAGCCCTTTTCCAGTACCTGGTCCACCACACCCGTTTTGGTGACGGTCTTCTCGACATCGCCGATCCGGCCATCAAGGTTATCGTGCCGGAACTCGTATGTTTCCATGCGCTTGAACAGCGTGATCATCCGCTCCTCGATGCGGGCCATCGACGTGACTACCTTGGTCAACTCGTCGATCTTGTTTTCCATGCGCTCAAGACGCTGTTCGTCGGCCACGATATTATGACTTCATGATGTAGCAGAGGGCAGGCAAGACCTCAAAGGTCATGAAATCCTCCACGCGAAACCGAAATGATTGACTCCAGCAATCGCGGCAAAAATTTGTGTCCCGCCTGCGGCGACCGAAGCCGCAAAACTGGTTACACCGCCAGTCGAATTATTGACTGACATAGCAAAATACGCCCAAGTGCCGCCAGCCGGAAGGTTCAGAGCAACGTTCGCCGCACCGCTGGTTATAGACAGCCATTGGCCTACGCCAGAGCCTGTTGCTGGGAACACTGCCGCATTAATGGCGGTTCTCCCTGCTGCCGCATCCGCAGCACGAATCAGCGCCGTCCCTGTCGCTGTGACGCCATCAATCGCGTTGATCTCCGCCGCCGTGGCCGTCACCCCGTCGAGGATATTGAGTTCGGCCGCCGTGGATGTCACCCCGTCGAGGATGTTCAACTCGGCAGCGGTTGAGGTGACCGCTACCCCGCCGATCTTCCACTGACCTGCCGTCAGATTGGGCTTGATCGCGGTCGTGCCGTCGAGCAGATCATCCAGACTGTCGAGCGTTGTATTGAACTTTGTGCCCCAAGTGTCCGCAGACGCGCCGACTTCGGGCTTGACCAGGGCATACGTCGTCGTCGTTGTGTCGGCCATTTTTTAACGCATCCTCATCCGCAGTGGCGATCCGAACCGGGCCGCGGTGCTTTCATCTTCAATCTCGCTCATGCCTTGGGCCAGCAACCCGGCCCACAGAGCGATGCGAGCGTCATCCTTCAGATATGGCGCAGTATGCACCAAAGATCCGTACAGGTATACATCAGGGTGATTGGTCAGCAGCCAGTTGGTATCACCGTCCGCCGACAGCGCTGTCACCTTGGCGTAGTAAGTGATTTCAGCCGTGTAGGACGTGCTCGGCGTCGGGAACAACTCAATGTCGGTCCCGTTGTGAGCGAAGTAAACTGGCGCGTCAGTCGTGTTATCGATGGCCGTGCGATACCGCGTCAGGTCGTCCATGCTGATCTGCGTCAGCACCCGGATCGGGCTGGCGTCCATCGTGATGCGGATCGTTTCCAGCCAATTGGACGGCAGGGCTTCGAACTGCGCGTCGATCGTCAGGCTGCCCCGCGTGATCTGGCGGTGCGAGCGGATCTTGCGGTTGAACTGCGCCTGGGCCAGCGAGACGAAAGACGGGATGACCGAGGTAAGGTCGTCCCTGTTCAAAGTGTCCGCGATGGCCGTCTTCAGCGTGCCGTAATTCGTGATGGTCATTTCTTCTTCGCCTCATTACGGGCCGAAATGGCCTTGGCCTTGGCTTTCGCGTCGGCCTTGCTGGACGCGCCCCATGCGTTCAAGGATAACAGAAGCCGCGTCGGTTCGCCATCCTTGCGCTCGGGCCCCGGCATATTGCCCATGCGGGCCAGGAACGAGGCTCGGCGCGGGTTGTCTCCGGCTTTCACCGGGGGCTTCAGGTTCATGCCCTCGGCCTTGGCGGATGCGCGCCCTTTGGCATTCAATCCGCCGGATTTTGCCTTACCTTCTGCGCGCGTCCAGGCCGGAGTTTTCATTTCTTCTTCGCCGTCTTTGCTGATGCCTTGAACGCGGCGGCCGTGGGCGCACCCTTCGCGCCGGGCTTGCGCATCTTTTCGCCGGAGCCCGCCTTGATGCGCTCCTTTTTAGCGGCGATGTTGGCGTAGAGGCCCTTCACTTCTTGGCCTTCATCATGCACTTGCCCATGGCCTTGCATTTGGCTGGATTGGGGCAGCCCTTGCAGGGCGTGAACTTCACTGGCTTTTTCATTTCTTGGCCTTTCCTGCTTTGCTGAGAGCGATGGCGATTGCTTGTTTCTGGGGCTTGCCAGACTTCATCTCGGCGCGAATGTTAGCCGAAATCGTCTTCTTTGACGAACCTTTTTTCAGTGGCATCAGTATTGCTCCTGTTCGGGCTGCATGGCGAGAAGGCCAAGGGGAACGCCGGCCGTCAACGCCGCGTTCAGGTTACGCAGGTGCGACAAGCGAGGGTCGAAGCGGGCGAAGATGGAGCGGATGTCAGCCGGATTATATGACGCCCGCACAGTTTGCCCCGCCGCTTCCGGCCCAGCAATCCCAGAATATCCAATTTCAGAGAGTACGTTTGAGGTGTCGCTTGGGCCAAACGTCTTTCTCATGTTTTGGACAGTCCAGTGGCGAGGCTGCGCTGGGTCAAGCAGAAAACCTTTTCCGTCCAGGTCTTTGACGTAAATGGCGCCAGATGATAGACGATCTACAGAAAAGAATGGGTCTGCAGCATATGATGCAGCAATGTCCTCGGCCGCAGAGCCAAGGGGCTGATCAAGCCGAAACGCATTCGGTTCTCTGACCATGAGCGGAATGATGTTCCCGCCTGTCCCGTACTCTTTTGAGACTTCAATGTTTGGTGTTTTCTCACGCGGCACATACCTGTCTGCGCGCATTGG